TGTTCACTTTGGAAACTACCTACAATCTCTGCATGATCAATATGTGGAGGATTAACAGATAGATTAAGGTAGACTACCATTAATAACCATATCATTTATACCTTTACCCAAACATCACCCTCATCTTGCATAGCTCCTGTTTTCTCCATAAAAGACCTGATGTTTTCTTCAAGTTGATATTCCTGACGATCTACATAGGCTTTATCTTCGTCAGCCGCCATTTGTTCTACCCAATAGTTAACTCCCATAGCCAATACATCTATCCTATCGTCATATTGGAGTGACCCTTTGTCTCTTGTAAGTCGAGTCATTTGGTAAAACAACTGTCTACGAGGCTCCTCTTTATGCTCCTCATAGTCTCTTTTGGCTTCTTCTAGGTCTATTACGAGTCTATGTTGATTCATAATAGGCTCTAGTACATCTATAATACGCGCTTCTTTCTGCTTACTATGCTTTATTTCTTCTACTTGACACTGATGATACTGGAATAATACAGGTTTAAATATCTCTGTATACATTCCATCACCAAAGTTTGCCTCTATTTCTACTACATTGACTTTATGTGCAGCTGCAATCTTAGCTAATTGATGCAGCGTTCTTTTGTCATAGCCCCCTTTAAGTCCACCTATGGCTACTACAAAGATTTTACCATTTAATTCCTTAGTAACTACATATCCAGTTTCGTCTGATCCCCTGCCACTAGGATCAATGTGCATAGCAGACCCAGTATAATCGTAATAGTCATTAGATACCTCAAAAGGATGATAAAAGTAGTCACCTGTAAGTCCTACTGCCGGTAAATCCATGAGTTCACCTTTACCATACAGGATTCTTCCCGGTGCTTTCTCTGTTTCTAAGGGAATAACAAGTAGATCATGGAGTTTAAGTGGGTATCTTTGATCATCTTCTCCACTGGTGTCCAACATAAACTGTAAGGCAAACCCTGATTTACCATAGGAAGCCTCTCGCTCTGCCAAATCAAGAGAATCAAACCTGAGAGGGTCTGTGGGTTCTCCTACTGGCTTACCCATATCGAGAATAAATGGGGCTAGTCTATGTCCATAAAATTCTTTTAGCTTGTTAGAAGGCATCTGAGAAGGCCATATTCTACATTCATAGCCTCTATCTTGAAGTCCTGCGTATAAGCTTTCTTCTACCTGAGGTGTACCCAAGTAAACTATACGTCCTACTTTGGGCATAACTACAGCATCAAACTCCTTTACGACTTCTCCGAGTTTATCCCTCATTACTTGGGTCAAAGCATTAGATAATACTTCAACGTCATCCGCAATAATGAAGTGTGCTCTTGATCCTACGATCTGACCAGTGATACCAACAGACTTAACGCTAGGAGCGTGGGCAGCCCTAGAAGGAGCAACATCAAAAGCCACATTAGAATTTCGTTGGTCTTCTCTCGCTTTGAGATGTTGGAGGATAGGCATTTCATTAATGATTCTTTTAGTAAACGTAGAAAAGTCATCTGCCCTCTGTTTAGATGCGGAGACCACCAAGAATTTTAACTGGGGGTCAACTAAGAGTTTCCATACTACAAATGCTGAGGTAATCCAAGACTTACCTACTCCTCTAAAAGCTTGTATGATCAGTCTCTTTGGCCCGGATTGTAGGTACTCACCTATGTCATACTGTATAGGAGTTGGATTAGGTAATGCTAAATGTTTCCATGCAAGATACAAGAAGTTCCTAAAATCACCTTTAATACTATTTATTTGAGACATTAAATAGTGTGTTTATTAAGAAATTTATTATGAAAGTTTTCATCTGTCGGGTCTTCCTCAGACATAAATTCAGTTGGATTTTTAGGGTCTTTAAATATTTGTCTTTTATTAGGGTTTGGACTAACTCGTTTAATTGGAAGTTCGATCTCCAAATTTGTTGACAATCCCGGTACTTTTAATATTGGTTGCTCTAAAGCACCTTCCCTAATATATTTTTGCTCTTTAGAGCTATAATACCCATCACTTAATTGTTTACGTTTGTTTAAAGCTTCTTTTTTAAGTCCTCGTTTATACAGTTCTTCATAAGCACGTTCAATTTTTTCCCCATCTGTCGATTCATCACGAAATTTACCATTTGGAGTAACCTTTATTCCTATCGGTTTAACAGAAGACATTTTTAATATTTTTTCTGCTCTATCTACAGGATCGGCTTCTGTTTGAGGTATAGCTAATTTTCTAAGTTCTTCTTGATCGTGTTTAGCTGCAATAGTGTTCTTTTTACTGGCTAAATCTAATAATGTTTGAGAAGTTTGAAGTTCATCAGATATATAATAATTGTCATCTAAAAAACTTTTTTCAAAGTCTAAAGCTCTCATTCCTACATCATTATGCCAATCAGAATCTATCATTTCCATTTGAGCGTTTGACCAAAGACCTAACTCCTCTTTCTTTCCTTTAGCGGCTATAGCTGCTCTAGTGTATGTCTTAAACCTTTTAAATCCATTTAATTTTGTTAGCCCTAGATTAAAGGCCATCTGAACTAAAATACTTTTTCTAGTAGTTGAAAGTTTACGAAATGCTTTTGTGCCTCCAACAAAAGAAATGGCATCAGAAGTTGACCTATTAAGTCTTTTTATAAAGAGTTTCTGTAGCCGTTTAGCATCTATAGACTCTTGGCCTGCCTTTTGTTTTTTTGTTAAATTTTGTACGTTTGATAAATTAATACCAACCCCTGCGGTGGGTATATCTTTAGAATCCATGTATGCAACGGAATAAAAGCCTCCTTCGTGATACGTCAACATATTAATTAAATCTGATTTTTCACTGTCTAAAAAATACTTTGACAATATAGAGGCTGTTTTTTTATCTTTTTTAGAAGCCATTAGTTAGTTCATCCTCTTTTCTTTTGGAACTTCTTCAAATGGTAGTTCCTCTACAAGTGCTTTTATATCTTCATTATTAGTGCCAAGACACTCAATATTATTATCTCTAAGAAACTGTCGCACCACGTTAAGGTGTGCCGGAGTGGCTTTTCCTGACTTAATAGTTTCAGCCAATGTTCTAGCCAATAACCCATGCAACTCTCCCATATCTTTAACTGTGCCATTACTCATCACATACCTCTTATTTTATTTTAATTACCGCAGCTCCCGGCCAATTACTTTTTGCTCTAGTTAGAGCATGACCTTCATTCATTCCTTTAACATACTCTACCATTTCTGTAGCTTTCTTTTGATATGGTTCTTTTTTAAATTTTACTCTTACTTTAATTGTGGTTTTATACTTTTGTTCATGGAAACCCTTACCTTTTTCACTAACAGATGGATCATTACGACTTCTTTTACCCTTACCACTTCGAGGATGTTTTTTTCTAATAGACAATTTAGAATCAACTTTCGGTTTTTTCATAGCTGCCTTAAATAGCCCACTTAAAATTCCCATTAGTCACATACCTCTCTATATATATCGTTATTTCTAGCTACCTTAGCTAAATCTGTAGTTAACTCAGGGTGTTCCTTAAGTATATCTTTGGATTCCTTACTAAATTTTACTTCTTCATACCAAGCACACTCCTTTGAGTAATATGTATCAGCATTATAAAGTCCTAACCCAAAGTTAACTACAGGTGCTATAAGTTCAGTAGCGGTGCTACATCCCATCAAGAACGTCAGGCATAGAAGTACGCTCCCTAACTTTAGCTTTAGCTTCATCAATATCTTCCTCTACCTCTCTTTTAGCAGCCATACCTTGTGGATGATTAATATTATTAAACACATTACCTGCAAGCCAATTAAAGATAGGCCACACAGTATTTAATAGAGGTACTCTTTGTACCCATCTATCTGGTAAAGCTCCGGTTATAGCTGTAAAGATTAAAACAATTTCACCTGCTATTTGAAACCACTCTTGTCCCATAAATGTATCAAGCATTTTGTTTCCTTTTTTCTAGTTCATTACATCTTTTATGAAGTTGGGTAATATCAGACTTATACTCAGGTCGATCAATCGAGCTATACCTAACTAGCTCTAACCTCTTGTCGAGATCATCTATTTTTTGCATCAGTCTGTTTATCATCCACCCACCAATAGCGGTGAATAAAACCCAAGCGTCATGGATTAGATTTTCCATTAGTTATCGACAAATATAATAACCAAGCATCCAACCTACCATAACCATTCCTACTACCATCCACCAAGGACACCCTCTAAACATATTCATTAGCAATTCCTATCCATTAAATGTGCGTTAGTAATAAGAGACAATGGTATGTACCCACATCCCTTGTACTTCCCTTTTTCAATCATGTCTTTATTATAACCAATAACGGCATGATC